CTCTTTTTAGATGTACAAATTTTTTCTTTGTCGTAGCACTTTAGTTGTTGACATAAATTTCCCTAAAGGTATAACTAGTCATGTCGAAACCAAAAATGTATTCTAGTGACTCTGTACTCGAAGAGTTTTATAAAGCATTAGCCGACAGAAACGAAAGCAGACTACGCAGAGTTCACATACCTCGTTCAGATGTATTCTATGTTAGAGAAGCTTATTATCAACATACTGGCATCTGGGAAACCTTAGACCATATTGAAAGATCCATGTACCTAGAAGGACACTTACTTGCTAGGGATGTGTTAGATCCAAAGAGACCTAGAGGATACTGCAGTAGTGACATCGTTTGAAGAAGCTGACGTTAGTGGTAATGGAACCATTGAGAAATCTGAATGGGATTCCTTGCTGTTAGATGATAAGCGGAGGCGTATTGAAGATGATGACGCACATCGTGATCAAACTCGTAAGATGGCTTGGTTTGCTTTATGGGGAATGTTACTTTATCCTTTCGGAGTGGTTCTTACAAGTTTACTTGGGCTTGATAATGCTTCGTCAATCATTGGTAGTATGGCTTCTATCTATTTTGTTTCTGTGGCTGGCGTGGTATCTGTCTTTATGGGAGTTACCAATCTAGCTAAGAAGGCAATTGAGAAGAAACCACAAGAGGTTGATAGTAGATGATAGGTCAATTACTAGGTGCAGTAGGTAGTCTTGCCAGCACTTACCTTGATGGTAAGGTAGCGGTACAAAAAGCTAATGCCGAAATAAAAGTTAAGCAAGCTACTGGTGAAATTGACTGGGACATAGAAGCAATCAGGGCTACACAGAATAGCTGGAAGGATGAATGGATTACTTTACTATTTAGTATTCCACTGATCCTCGCATTCTGTGGTGACTGGGGTAATCAAATAGTACAAGCAGGTTTTACTGCTTTAGAAGTAATGCCAACGTGGTATCAGTACTCATTGGGTGGGATTGTAAGTGCCAGCATAGGTATGAGATCTGTATCTAAATTTTTTGGTAAAGGATAAGACTATGTTAAAGATCGTAAGCTATATAGCTAAATTTGGTATGGCAGCAGCCAAGAAGAAATTTGGTTCTGCAGAGGTTAAACAGGCAGCTGAAGTTATAAAATCTACAGGATTAAAACGTAAGCCAAAAAAACCAAGTAAACCAAAGGGACCAACTACTTCTCCTCGTACAACAAAACCTAAGCGTCCTTCAGAAAAAGCAACCAAAGCACCTAGAAAACCTAAGACCAAACCTAAAGGTGTAGGAGATTTCTTAGGGGAAATGTTTGGCCGTAAACGTAAGGGTCCAACTCCTAAGCGTAGTGATAGCCAAGCTTATAGGGATGGTGTTAAAGCAGGCCAAAGGAAAGCTGACGAAAAATTAAATCCATCTTTACGGAATAAAGAGATGGCCCCTAGATCTATTTCTAATAGGAGATCTGACGTAGCCGAACAACTAAGAGATATTAAAAAAGCTGGCGGGTCTTCAAAAGATGTAGCAAGGTTAGAAGCTCGTCTACGTAATTTAAAAGATATGGCAAAGGATCGTCCTGATCTAACTACAATGCGTGGTAAGTTTAAGGATGGTGGTTCAGTAATTGATTTACGTAAAAGTGGTCTGTTTACAAAAACAACTAACAACCTTAAAACTTCACCACGTCCCGTTGGTAGGAATGACGCTGCTGAAGCTAAGGCAGTAGAAGGTGGTAATAGGGAATCTGCAAGAGTTGCAAGAGAAGATCCTATGTATCTCCGCCCTAAAGCTAGAAAAAATAAAAAGTAATGTGGGCTTTAGTCTGGTTGCAGTTAACTTCGGGTATGCCTTTAGAATACTTTCAGATATCTTCTTACGAAAGTAGATCTATCTGCGAACAAGTTAAAAAAAGGGCAAGCATTATGATAACAGATACTAGTATTGCAATTGCCTGTCTTAACATAAAGGTAGCAGAAGAATGAGTTTTAATTTAAGTAGCCGTAGCCTTGCTAAACTTGAAGGCGTAGACGAAACGTTGGTTGAAGTAGTTAAACGTGCTATTGAATTAACTAAAATAGATTTTGGTGTAGTATATGGAATGCGTACTGAAGCAGAGCAAGAGAAACTTGTAGCTGCAGGTAAGTCTCAGACCATGAAGTCTAAACACCTTGTTGGTCGGGCAGTTGATCTAATGGCTTATGTTGATGGCAAAGGCTGTTGGGAACTGAATGTCTATGACGATCTTTGTGATGCAATGAAAGCTGCCGCAAAGGAACTAGGCATTGCTATCAAGTGGGGTGCCGCTTGGTCAGAGGGAGACATCTGTACATACCCTGGCACTGCTGAAGACGCCATGATGAAGTACATTGATCTTCGTCGTAGCCAAAGTCGGAGACCCTTTATTGATGGTCCCCATTTTGAGCTAATGTAATGGCAATAGAATACAGAGGTATAAAGTTTGAAGGTTACAACAAACCTAAGAAGACACCTAAGCATCCCAAGAAATCCCACGTTGTCCTTGCCAAAGAAGGTAAAGTCATTAAGCTCATCAGGTTTGGTGAGCAAGGGGCAAGTACGGCAGGTAAACCCAAAGCGGGTGAATCTGACCGCATGAAGAAAAAACGTGCATCCTTTAAAGCAAGACACGGAAAAAATATAAAAAAAGGAAAACTAAGCGCAGCTTACTGGGCTGATAAAGTTAAATGGTAAAAACATAAGGATTAAATATCATGGCAACAACTACACTCACACAAGGCATCGAAGAGTATGAATCAGACATTACATTTGGTAATGGCATTGACGTAACTGGTACAGGTACTTTCTCTGATAGCATCACAGGTACTGGCTTACTGCATTCATTTGGTACACGTAAGATCCAAACATTTGTAGGTTCACTAGCAGCTACAGACGCAGCCACAGCTTATGCTGATGGAGACGTTTTGGTAGAGCTAGGTACATTAGATACATCTACTCCATCAGGTATCGTAACCCCAACTAAGTTCTTTATCCATCGTGCTGTAGTATTTATTACTACTGTTGCAGGACCAACACTTGTTGGTGGTCTTATGCTTAGTGCTACTTCAGGTACAGCTACTAATTCTGCTGTATCTTCAGGGACAGAAATTGTAGGTGCAGGTGTTGCATCATTCAACCCACGTATCTCAGCTACTGACTCAGTAACTGAAATTGATTTAGATCTGGATGCAGCAGGGTATCACGTTTTTGATCCTCTAGTGCAGGCAGCTATTGCAAGCAAGCATTTGTACGTATTCGCTACTACTACTATGAACGCCGATGGTACTGCAGGTCGGTTCACTGTTGAGTTAGAATACTCAGTACATTAAGGGGGATAACTAATGGTTGACCAAGCTGCATTAGTAGGAGAAAACTTAGGGTGGTCTGTAGAGACTGCAGTTACTCTAGGTAATACTGCTACTACACACGTAGTTTGCACTAACGCTAAGATGGTGCTTATTGAGACAAGTCATGCTTTAGATATTGGATTTGCAACAGCGGAGGCTGATGTTACTGATAATGATATTATGCTTCCTGCTGGTGTACATACTCTTGTAGTACCTAAAGCTATAGGCAATGCTACTATCCTAAACTATAGACGGGGTAGTGGTAGTAGTACATTAGTACGTGTAATACTTTCATAAAATAAGTAACCCTGCTGTGTAGTAATTGCATGGCGGGGTTGCACTAATATCTATATAGTTATGAACCTTAACATGGTATAACTGCTCTTGGTAATAAAGGAGCTATACCATGTTTAGAAGATTAATTAAAGCACTACAACAAAGCCAAATGCGTAGAGTACAATACTGGCAGTTACATAATATGTCAGACGATATGCTCAAAGATATAGGGATGACCCGTGGTGAAATCAAAGACAGGTTCTACAACCAAGAAAAAGTCTGGCGTTAATGCGGCAGGTAATTATACTAAGCCTACTATGCGTAAGTCTCTTGTGGCCTCCGTTAAGGCTAGTGGCAAAGGTGGAAGTCCTGGACAGTGGAGTGCAAGGAAAGCCCAGATGGTGGCTAAACAATACAAAGCTAAAGGTGGAGGTTATAAATAATGGCACTAACTAATCAGAATAAAAAGAAAGTTAAGAAAGTTATTAAGGGTTTAAATAAAGCCTCTAAGCTACACGCAGGTCAAGCTAAAGTTTTAAAAGGCATGACAGGTAAAAAAGTTAAATAACTATGGCAAAGAAAAAAGATCCTAAGGTAGGTACAGGTAAAAAACCTAAGGGTTCTGGCAGAAGACTCTATACGGATGAGAATCCTAAAGATACTGTGTCTATAAAATTTGCTACAATAAAAGATGCTAAAGAAACTATTGCAAAGGTAAAAAGAATAAACAAGCCTTATGCTCGTAAGATTCAAATATTGACAGTATTAGAGCAACGTGCTAAGGTAATGGGTAAGACTGAGATAGTTAAGCTTGCAAAACAGGCAAAGCTACAGTTAAAAAAGCAGAAGGAAAATGCTTAATGCCCTACCTCCAGAGCAATATACCACACTTTAAAGCGTGGGTACGACGTGAATACACTAAGAATATGGAAGAGTATCACGGAGAGTTTCTACACTGTTTGGTAGTAGCCGTCACTACAATGCCAAATAGAACACTCAGCTTCCAAGTAATCTTTACTGGATGCGAGTCTGATGAAGAAGATGACCCTAATGTTCACGGTGGAGCAATGTGGGCTAGGATGCCTTTAACAGCTTTGGTAGCAGACACACGCTATGAGGAATGGCCTGAAGAGTTACCTCCCTATCTGGCGCAACCTTGGGATTGTATGTCGCACACACACTCAGTCTATAAGATAGAACGAGCAAGCCCAGCGCCTTGGATAGCAAAAGTAGATGGGGAGTTTTACCCTGCTAAGTACTACTTCACTGTAGACTATACAGATAATGAAGTGGCAGATGACCCTGCACAACACAAGCAGTCTCACGTACTGGAACTGTTAGATGCAGGGGAATACACAGGTAACATGGTTGCGTTACCTAACAACAGGGTAAGGGTTACTCACCCTGCTTGGTTTGAAACAGGAGAAGGTGCTCCTGACTTTAGACCAAATCAACATACGTTTAATTCTAAAGAAAACGTAGATTATGTTTGGGATACCCAAAGAGTTTTTAACAATCTTTATCAGGAGACAGAAAAATGAAGATGAAGAAAAAAGGAATGGCTAAAGGCGGAGCCATGAAGAAAAAAGGCATGGCTAAAGGTGGTGCTGCAATGAAGAAAAAAGGTATGGCTAAAGGCGGAGCCATGATGAAGAAAAAAGGTATGGCTAAAGGCGGAGCCATGATGAAGAAAAAAGGTTATGCAGCTGGTGGCGCATTGCCTATGAAGAAAAACCCTGCAGGTGAAATGGTTCCTGCCTATGCTATGGATGGCAAAGGTAAGATGAACAAGGGTGGCATGATGAAGAAAAAAGGTTATGCTAAAGGTGGTATGAAGAAAAAAGGTTATGCTGCTGGTGGTAAGGTAATGACTTACAATGTTGGTGGTATGGTAAAGAGCAGTGGTACTCTTAATACAGGAATTAAGAAAGCCTAATGACCTTAAAAAAATCTCAGAAGAGTCTAAAGGATTGGGGTAAACAGAAGTGGACTACCAAAAGTGGTAAGCCATCGACACAAGGTCCAAAGGCTACAGGTGAAAGATATTTACCTAAGAAAGCTATTAAGTCTTTAAGCTCTTCTGAGTATGCTGCTACAACAAAAGCTAAACGAAAAGGCAAAGCTGCAGGTAAACAATTTGTAGCTCAACCTAAAAAGATTGCAGCTAAAGTAAAACCGTATAGGAAAAAAACATGAGGAAATATTTTAAACGTATTCTACGTGCAGTGCTTAATAGGGATTGCCCCTGTAATAAATGTGAGTGTTCATGAAAAATCTTACGGAAAAACAACAGTTATTTCTGGATGTACTTTTTGAGTCTGCACAGGGTGATCCTGTAAGGGCTAAAAAACTTGCAGGATATTCTGATAATGTTTCGTCCACTAGTATTACTTCAGTCTTACAAGAACAAATTGCAGATCTTACTAAAAAGTTTATTGCAGCATCTGGGAGTAAAGCTGCATATTCAATGATGCAGATTATGAATAACCCAACTGATCTAGGCAACAAAGAAAAGATGGCAGCTGCTAAAGATTTCTTAGACAGAGCTGGGTTTGTTAAAACAGATAAAATAGAAGTTAAAGCAGAGAGTCCTTTGTTTATACTGCCACCTAAATCAAATGAAGATTAAAAAAACTTGGCAACTTCCCCAACCAAATGAGGTAGAGGGAGAATATGAATGGCTTTCAGTAGTAAGAGTTGGTAGGGTTATACCATTTGGCTATAGACAAGACCCCGAAGACTCTGATATACTGTTACCAATCCCAGAAGAGTTAGAATTATTCGAGCAAGCTAAGAAGTATCTTAAGCAATACAGTCTCCGTGAGGTTTCTAATTGGTTAACTACTACCTCAGGCCGCTACATCTCTCATGTGGGTCTAATGCAGAGGGTTAAACTTGAGCAAAAACGTAAGAAAGAAGCTTCAATCCAACGCTTCTATGCAGAAAAGTACAAAGAAGCCGCAGAGAAAGCCGAAAAGCTCGAAAACCAACGTATCGGTGCAAGAGTTAGAAAAGATAACAGTGCCAGCACAGGCCAAGCCGCCTGAGTTTGAGGTAGAAGAAGCAATCAGAGAGATTATCTTTGAACCTAATCCAGGTCCACAGACAGATTTCTTAGCTTCTACTGAACAAGAGGTACTATACGGTGGTTCTGCAGGGGGTGGCAAGTCATACGCCATGATTGCAGACCCAGTACGTTGGTTAAACAACCCACATGCCACCATGTTGCTGGTACGTAGGAGTACAGAGGAGTTAAGAGAGCTTATATCTGTTTCCAAGCTCCTTTATCCTAAAGCAATACCTGGGATTAAGTTTATGGAACGGGATAAGACATGGGTTGCACCCTCAGGTGCTACTCTGTGGATGTCCTACCTAGATAGAGACGACGATGTGATGCGATACCAAGGTCAGGCCTTTAATTGGATTGGCTTTGACGAGTTAACACAGTGGCCTACGCCATACCCTTGGGACTACATGCGCTCAAGGTTAAGAACTACCAAAGATTCAGGATTACCCCTCAACATGAGGGCAACAAGCAACCCAGGTGGACCTGGACATCAGTGGGTTAAGAAAACCTTTATTGATCCTGAGGTTCCTAATAAACCTTTTTGGGCTACAGACCCAGAAACAAAAGAAACTATTACTTGGCCCAAGGGTCACACTAGAGAAGGGGAACCTTTATTCAGACGTAGGTTTATACCTGCAACTTTGTTTGATAATCCATACTTAGCAGATGATGGTATGTACGAAGCTAACCTTTTGTCATTACCTGAGCACCAACGTAGGCAGTTACTTGAAGGTGACTGGGACATTAACGAAGGTGCAGCCTTTCCAGAGTTTAATAGACAGATACATGTTGTTGAACCCTTTGATATACCTAGCGACTGGGCAAAGTTTCGTGCATGTGACTACGGTTATGGTTCTTACACTGGTGTTGTTTGGATTGCAGTAGCTCCTGATGAACAGTTAATTATCTACAGAGAGATGTATGTATCTAAAGTTATTGCTACTGATCTAGCAGATATGATATTAGAGGTTGAATCAGAAGAGAAAATACGGTATGGTGTGCTTGATAGTTCTTTGTGGCATAAACGTGGTGATACTGGTCCATCTCTGGCAGAACAAATGATTATGAAGGGATGCAGGTGGAG